GTTAGATACGTCTTAGAGTCTCCTATGACCTCTTCTTCTAAGAAGAAGGGTTTGCAGTTAAGTCCACTGAACCAGTGAGCTCCACAGCTTTCCCGAAAATGTCCAGAAGAGAAACTCTTCTTTTCATTAACGGTGAAGCCATAGAACTTACAGGCTTTTGTGAACAATGGGTAAGCTAGCCTAGGGAGGATAACATCATCTCCATAGACGCTGACATCCTTCGTATCGTAATGCAAATATTTGCATACTGCATAAGCGATAGAATAGAAAATCAGCGATTCTAGTTCGAAAGTAAAACCGTTCCCCATACTGGAGAACTTTTCGTACCAGAATGCTTTCTTATCCAAGACGCCATACCTTGATCTAAGAGCGTCCATCACCAGAAACCACTGCTTTGGAAGTAATTCCTCCACAGTAGAACGGGCTATGGTATCGCTCGCAGCAGAAAAATCAACTGTAGCTAGACTATTGTTTAAGCTACCGACTCGTGAGAGTCGTTGATTAATCTCCTGTGAATTAAGATCAATGCCAACCCATCGAAGTCTACGACGGATAAGAGTTCCAATACCTTTTTGAAACCAGAGATTTAACCCTGGCTCAATGGCAATGGTTCTATCCGTTTTCGAGTTCTTGGGTACGGTGATAACCTTATTCCCAGTCTGGATTTGCCTTTTGGACAGATCCCAATTGGGGTAGATGAGTGCGTAAAGCTCACCCATAAGGTCATCTAGTGGACGCGTTGTACCGTTTTCTAAGCGGTACTTATTGACCGGACTTGTATCAACACCCTTGATTAAGAGTGAAGATCCAGGTCCCCAGTCAGACGAATCTACCCAACTTTCGAAGTCAAATTCACCAAGTACGGAATCGATTTTACGAATTATTGCATTATGCAATAATCCGCCAATCTCACGTTTTATAGTGAGGTGGTGATATCCGCGTTGATTGATTGACTTACATGCCAGTTCAGCTTCACGGAACTTTTCTAGGGCAACTGCCTTTTTATCGATGTTAGTCGACAAAAAGGTAGCCTTAGATAGGAACTTAGTAGCTAAATAGGCATCTCGAAAGTCCTTAGGATCAAGAAAATGATCCGGATTGATTTCCAGCTCTACAAGCTGTTTATGTTCGTTATTACTGAACAATAACCAGCAAGTAAGAGCCCGAGGACAATCAAGGCCAGAGAGGTAGAGTTCAACGACTTTTGTCGTAGCTCCTTGTACGATCGACAAGATGCACCCCATTTCTGAGCTAAAGCTCGGAATAGTTTTGTAACAGAGGCAACTCCGAAGTTAGTAAACTGCTTCGAGGTTGTCCACGGCTGCAGCAAACTCGGCTCCATCATTCAGAAAATAAATGAGGTGGCCGATTAGCAGGTCACGCTGAGCTTGCGTACTCACTTTCGGGAATACGCATTCAACGTTGACTAGGCACTCCCCGATCTTCAGGGAAGTATCTACCGTGTCCATCACCGGGTGCATAAGTTTGACTTGTACACGGGCGACTTGGCTCCCTTTCGACGGTTGGCGAACAGACATGGAAAGCCGCTTACGAGCATCGATGATGCTGTTAGCAGCATACCACGTTGCAACGCCATTTGCGTCGATTGAGGAGGGGTTGTAAGTAACAGTTCCAGTCGCTGCCGTTGGTGTGGTCAGCGAGCCGTCCCAGTTACGTCCATCTGTGCCGGCGAATGCCGTCATAAAAACTCCTACTTTTTCAAAAGTTGGACAAAAAGAGCTACCGCAGATGCGACGTGGCCGCTTGATAGTGGGTTCTTAAACGATGGGAGAGGGACCTCTGGAAGAGTAATAACTTCTCTCTTACAGAGAAAACTACCCCTCTCTAAAATCGATAAAAGATTTAACCACTGCAAGTAGCCAGCACCACCTCTGTTAGTGAGACCCGCCATATTAATTAGCGGGAATTCACTAGGGGCAAGCCCATCGTTTGCGGTGAGATTTACAATTCGATGGTATTCTTCATGAATAGTCACCGTTTTATACGTCTCTACCACTTCCAAGCCATCTAAGGCGCACAAACTCTGCAGAAAGTCGCCAATTGGTAAAAACCAATCAACGACAAAACTGAAGGGTACGAGCTCCCAGATGACATTCTTTGGGTTAGTGAAGCCCAAAGTTGCTGCTTGGCGGGTTAGTTCGAAAGGAATCTGAAATGACGTGCCATATTTGACACGGATATCAGCCCTACGTATAACCGTACGATACGAAGTGTCACCTAGAGGAACTGTTACAGCTTTCTCGAAGGTGTGCTTCGCATGGCCATTGGATTTAAGCGGTGCCATCCGAGCAATATACTCGGCTAGCTGTTGAGCGGCGCCCTGTAAGTCGCCAATCAACGGCTTAATTCCATACTTCCACGCGAGGTAATCATTCGCTAACTCTTTACGAGAGGTAGGGAACAATATC